TACCTAGGGTAGAGACCCCCATCAACGAAGATGACACAACAATAGTATCACCAGTAATGTAATGGAATTTTTCACTTATATATTCGAAAACTATCAAGATAACTTACTGGGTATGACATTTGCCTACATTGGTATAATATCAATAGTAGTAATGTTCTTACCTAAGAACAACATATTCTCTAAGATATTCAGAGAGTGTGCATCCATCATAACATCTTTATTCAAGAAATGAGCCACGAGTACCAATTATTCCCAACAGAGGAGGAAGAGTTTCCTTTGATTGAATTACAACCCACAACACCGGATCTAGAAATAGTTGAAAAAATAGAGCCCATTCAAAGCTATGGATTCTTTTTTATCCCGGACGAGCCTAGTTATTTAAGGCAAGAGTTTGATGGATTGATGTTCGAGGGTGTGCAGTACACTTGGGATGAGTTCGATTACCGACTAGGGGTCGAATACAATGCTATCCCGGAACCAGCAGATGCTGGATTTTTCACAGCTCTTATAATGGCAGCCTTTGTAGCATTCTGCTACTTTAAAAACAAACAAGGAGAAAAATAACTATGGACTCATACGGAAAAGGAAGCTGCGGAGAAAAAGTTCCCGGCAAAAAAGGAAAAGGTAAGTGCTAATGCCACCAGAAAAATACAGTGAAAAACAGAAAAAGCTAGCTCGTATTGCTATGCCTAGGGATAAAATAACTGCTGCGGATTTAGAAGCTTTAAGGGGCAAGGAAAAGAAGAAGAACACTTAACATTATGGACTTAACTAAACGTCAGAAGGATACTTTAAAAAAGCATTCCGTACATCACAGCGATAAACATATGAACTTTATGAGGAGACTTATTAAGGAGGGTTCTACTTTTTCTGAAGCTCATACAAAAGCAATGAAGAAGGTAGGTAAATAATGGCTAAGATTTGTAAAAAAGGAATTGCTTGGGCTCGTCGTACTTTCGACAAGTACCCTAGTGCGTACGCAAATATGGCGGCTAGTAAGTACTGTAAAGACCCGAATTACGCAAAGGGTTCTAAACGCAAAAAGAAATAATGGGTGAGCTTGCAAACTGGAGGAAACAAAACTGGGTTCGCATCGGCATTGATGGGTCGATTAAAGGACCTTGCGGAACTTCAAAGAACAAGAAGAACCCGGATCGGTGCCTTCCAATGGCTAAGGCCAAGAGTCTTACAAAGTCCGAAAGGGCTGCAACAGCTAGAAAGAAAAAAGCTGGAGGATCACAAGGCAAACAATTTGTATCCAACACACCCAAAGCAAAAGTAAGAAAAGCATAATGGCACTTAAATACACATATAACCCCGATGGTAGCATCAAATCAGTTGTGAGCGACACTATGGGTCGTGTTCAAGCCCCTATGGCTTTGCCGGATTATATGTACGCAAATAATCAAGCACCTACTCCATCCGCCAATGCTGTTATGGGTGCTTTGTTGGGTAACAAGATGGAAGATCCGTTTACCGGATCATCAAATCGAAGGACATTCGATGATTTTAAGAAATTTATATCTACTAATAAAAATAATTTTACAAGAGACTTTGGTAAAAAAGAAGGATTAAAAAGATTTAATCAAGTGTTAAATCAAGTGCAAGAAGGTATTTTTGATCAATTATCTCCCGAAGAAGCTAAGTATGTGGATGATGTAAAAAACAATAGAATTAATTTATAATGGCAGACAAAGACAAAATGAAATGCAACGTACCCCGCCGAGAAGTTCAAGGCGGTAAGAAGTTTGTTGTGAAAGCTTGCCAAGATGGTAAAGAAAAGATTGTTCGTTTCGGAGATGCGAATATGACAATCAAGAAGAATCGTCCAGCTCGTAAAAGAAGCTACTGTGCACGTAGTGCTGGTATCAAGGGCGGTAAGGGAAAACTTTCAGCTAACTATTGGTCAAGGAGAGCTTGGGACTGTTAAATGGCTAGGTATGATACGTACTCATCCGGTGACGATAGAATCATCGAGGACTTGGACAGTGGCTACATTGGGTTCAATAATCGCTTACGTCCGGACCAGCTTGTTAAGGGTATCCTAGCGGATAGTCAGAATGGTAGACTTGCCGTAAATGGTGAGTGGCAGACTAGGAAAGGTATAAGCAACTTCAAGGCTCCGTTGGCAACTGGAAGTGCTGCACTAACATTAGATTTTTACTTGATGGATGCTAACATTACTACAAACTCCGTAGCAGTTACAAGTAATGAATTAATTTTAAATTTTTCTTCAGCTCACGGATTAGGAACTTCCGGAAGTGGTCAAGTCCAATTGGACACAAGTTCCCTAACTGTTAGCCCAGCTACTGCGTCCGGTTTGTACACAGCAACTGTAGTAGACGCGGACACTATAAAATTAACGGATAAAACTTACAGCTCTGCTAGTGGTAGTGTAGTTGTAACTAAACCATCATTAGCTGATACAGCCGTCAATGAAGTCTATGGTTCTTGTATATTCTCGGATCCTAACGCTAACTCAGAGAGTTATATACTCCTAGCCGCAAACAGTAAAGTAGTAGCCGTAAAGGTATCGGACCCTAGTACTACATATGATTTAGCATATCCCGGAACTGAAACTGTATCTACTCAAATAGATATGATACAAGCATTTAATAAAGTATTTATATTTAGAGATGGGGACACAGCAATGAGCGTAGACCTAGCTACTAATAATATTACTGGATCCCCGGCATTTGCACTTGTCGAAAAGGGAGCTTTTACTTATCCATCAGCTCAGTTAACAACAGCCTTTGAAATAACAAAGGGCGAAGCAAAAGGAACTAAAGCAAGCCACGGATATGTTAGTGGTGATGCTATCCGAGTATCAGTCGTAGGACATAGTGGTTTAACTCTAAATGATACATTTACGGTCTCAAGAGTTGACGGTGATGATTTTTTCTTTTTCGTAGATAACGCTCCAGACCTTCTTTCAATTACTTCCAATGAGCCTACGTTTATAAAAGAACTTCCTTTAGAGTTAGGATTTGTACATATGCCAGCTCCGAAGTACGGTGTTTATCATCAGCGTAGGCTAGCGGTTCCGTTTAGATATGCTTTGTCTAGTACAGAAACAATTACGGACCGAAAAATATTTGATGAAATAATTTTATCCGACATAGATGATTCGGACACTTACCAACACCTAGAAGGGCAGTTTAGATTTAATGCCGGTAAAGCGGACTTTAATGTAGGTATGCACTCATTCTCGGACGATAAGCTGATTGTGTTAAATAGAAACAGTATACACATTGTTATTGGTTCCGAAGATTTATCGACCTCTAAAAGTCAATTACTTACTGACGAGGTTGGATTAGTAGCTAGACGCTCTGTTATTCAAGTGGGTAATCAAGTGCTTTTCCTATCCGACAACGGTGTGTACGGAGCTAACTTTATTGACTTGTACAATCTTCGCGGAAATGAAGTGCCACTATCTGAAGCTATTCAAAAAACTATTGACCGCATAAACAAGGACGCGGCTGAGAACGCAGTAGGTATTTATTTCGACAATCGTTATTACTTGGCTGTACCTCTAGATGGTTCATCTACAAACAATGCTGTTATTATATACAACTTTTTAAATAAAAGTTGGGAATCTGTAGATAAGGTAAACAGCTCTGGTTTTGAGTTTACGAACTTGTTAGTAGCTGGTAGTGGAAGTAAACGCGGTGTTTATGTAACTAACACAGATGGTGGTATCCACAAGCTAGAGACAGAGGCTGATGGTATTGACAGAGTTATTACAGCAATCGGCGGAAGTGCCGGAACTGATAGAGTAGAAGGTTCTGCTACAACAAGAATGTTTACACTAAACTCTATAGATAGAAAAAAATGGAACAACTTCGAGCTTCAGTTGCAGTCCAGTGCTGATAACGTGTCTGATATGAACATATCCGGTATAACGGAAAATGTTGACTCCGAGCCAGCCTTGGACTTAAAGACAGCTAGTTTTTATCTAGGTTCTAACATACCGGCGGACGAAGATGTTTCTATAAGGGGGCGTATAGGAAATAAAAGAGCTTACGGATTTCAGATGGTTTTAACTAACACATTGGGTAGACCAAGTGTCCGAGCCGTCAAGGTAGCCGGAGCTGAGACATTCAGATCGACAAGTAGTGTACAATAGTAATAAATAGATTTATAATATATTATGCCAGTTTTAAGTAAAGGAACAGATTTTGGTGCAACTGAACAAGTTACGTCAACTAAGTTAGACAATCTAGTAGATGGTGCGGATTTTACCGATACAAGCGGAAATGCCGTTAACTCTGCTTCAACTACCGGGACTTGCGTAAGTGGTGGTGGGCTAGAGGTCACATCCGGAGGTCAACTACAAGTCAAGGATGATGATTTAGATTTTGCGAAACTGTCCGACGATGCTGCACTCACTAGTGGTAGGTTCGGTATAATGAATATGGTTTATCCCGTTGGTACAATTTACCAATCAACCACTCAGTCAAGTACACCGGATGCTTTGTTTTTTGGTGGAACTGGTTTAACTACTTGGGCTGCTGTTGGTGAAGGAAGAGTCCTTGTAGGTAAAGCATCTAGTGGTACATTTGATACAGCTGGAGCTACTGGCGGTGCCGAAACCGTTACTTTGACCGAAGCCCAAATACCTAATATTAACGGTACTATTAGTATTGATGCCTACATTCTTCCTACGGGAGATTTCACTTCAACTGGTTCAGCTAGTAAATTCATTGATAATACTAGTGCTGATGGTCCATCTGGCTCATCTACTCGGTCTACTTTAAATTTTGGCGGCGGAGGATCTCACACAAACTTACAACCGTATGAAGTTGTATATATGTGGAAAAGAACTGCTTAATACACTTTATGAAAAACTTTTTAATAGAACTATTCCGTCCTTTGGACACCCTTATTTTCAACCACCTTGTTCGCATAGGTGGTATAAATTCATTTGTTCAATTCTTGCCAGCTATTCTAGGTGGAGTTGGAGCCTTAGCATCCTATGGAGGAGCTAAGAGAGCTGGTAAAAAACTAGAAAGAGGAGTACAAGGTGCCATAGACGCACAAAGGGACCCGAGTGAAATCATTCAAGACTTTTACGGACCGGAAGGACTTTTGGGTCAAGGAACACAAAGCTTAATACAAGAAAGAGAACAAGCACTCCTTCCCGGTTATTTAGATTTACAAAAGCAACAAGCACAGTCTCAAATATTCGGACAAGGAGGACTCTTCGATATAGGAGAGGAGGCAAGACTAAGAGAGCTTGGCTTTATGGGTCAGTTCGGTCAACAAGCTAGGGACACTTTTGAGGACCCAAGGTTGAGAGCAATCGCAGAGGCTGACTTAGCTGAAGCTACTAGGCTTACACAAGAAGCCCAAGGGCCATTAGGTTTTGAAGCTGCTAGAGAAGCAGACCAAGCCGCGGCTAGATTTGGTTTAGCTACTGGACGTTCATTAGATGCTTCACAGCTAGCAAGGGCTGCACTGGGAAGACAAGACGCAGTTCAAGCTAGACAAGATCAAGCGGCTGCTGCTAGAAGAAATGCTTTAATATCAGCTGGTCAAGCTAGTGTGGATCCATTTGGTTTCTTAGGTGGACAAGCACAAGGTGCTGGTGCATTATCTGGGGCATTCCTAGGACAAGCTCCGGGACCTTTGGTTACAGATCCGGGACAAGCCATTAATCTAGGTATGGGACAAGACATTAATTTAGCTAGCCTCCTTATGGGCAAAGCTCAAGCCGGTGCTCAAACAAGTGCAGCCACTAGCTCTATACTAGGCAGTGGTTTAACAAGCTTGGGAACTAACTTAGCTTCAGCATTTGGCGGAGGAACTGGAGGAACTCAAGGTAGTATTACACCCGCTGGAAGAAATATGTTTAATCAAGCCAGTCAAAATATGATTGGTTCTCAATACTTCGGAGATTAATTATGGCACTACAAAGAGGAACACCAATAGACCCCAGACTTCAAATGCTTGACGTAAGTCCAGCACTACAAGCTGGTGCGTTAGAACTTCAATCTATGGTCAACTTGAATGAAAGTATTCAAGGTGCTGTACAGAACTTTCAAGCAAAACAAGAGGAAAAAGAACAGAAAAAAATAACTATTAATGCTTTACGTGGGTTTGCTCCGGGTTTAAGTGAAGATATGTATAACGCAGCCGCAAGTGATGAGACTGTTAAAAAGTCATTGTTTGATTACGGAATACAACAACAAGAAAATCAAGACTTAAAAGACAGAATAGCACAAGGACCTACTGCTTTTAATGAACCAATAAATATTGGAACTACAGAAACTCCAATACTCAGAAATATTGTAGGCCTAATAGACCCGGTAACCGGCAGAATACAAAGTTCTGAAATTATAGACCCAAATGAAAATATGGGTAACTTTGACACGTTAGCTCTTTATGATACTATAGATATAAAAGATGACTCCGGGAATGTCGTAACTTACGTTAAACTAGGTGAAAACAAAGTGATTGAGTTCAATGCTCCAGTTCCCGGAAAAAATAAAGTAGAAGAAGCGGTTGAGGTTGTTAAGGACTTTATGGAAAAGTATCCGAATAACAAATCTAGTGAAGAGGAACTAGTCTCTAAACTTCTTAGACTTTCCGGTGGAGAGAATACATTTGAATTTAATCTAGGTCAGTTAATTGGAGGAGATGGTCCTCAAGTTGGCGATATAGTATCACAAAACGGAATAAGGTACGAAGTTTTAGAAGACGGAAGTTATCGTCAGATAAATTAAAATTATGGCTTTCGATCCCAGTAAACCTTTTACTGTAGAAGAGCAAACAGTTGCAGTAAAACCTACAGCACAACCTACAGTAGAACCGACTGTAGGATCCACTACAGAAGGAACATCTCCTAGCGTAGGGTTTGACCCCAATAAACCTTTTACTGTAGAGCAACCTCCACGATACGAGGATACTATTTTCGGTTACACCGATGATGAACAAAAAAAACTTCTAGAAGATCCATCAATAATGGATTACGCCGTAGCTTACGGCGGAGAAATATCTATTGGAGAAGGTGGAAAATTAATTTCAACTGGGGTTGGTACTGGACTTGGTGGTCCGGGTGGGGGTGGAATTGGATATGTTGTTGGAGGACTATACTTCGGTTATAAAGGTTCTCAGTTTAGGCAAGAAACTTTACGTCCCGGAGAGCCATATAATGGTGGGGAACTTATTTCGGATGCTATTATTAATTTAATCCCCGGAATTGGTGGAAAAGGAAAAAAGCTACAAAAAATTGCTGGAGCTGCTGCTACCGGAATGACCGCCGATACAATTTACACAACTATAGAAGAGGGTAGACTACCTACGCTAAGTGAACTCGGTCAAGCTGGATTAAGTGCAAGTGTCCTTGCATTGGGATTCGATATGGGTACAGATGCTTTTAGAAAAGCATACGAAAAATACGGAGGATTACCTAGCGGAAAGTTAACTGAAGCGTTTAAGAACGGGGATGAAGATGCCGTCAAACTATTAAATGGTATGGAAATGCAAGCCAAGAAATACCAACTAGCAACTAGAAGAAATTACAGCGAGTTAATAGATAACATAAGGGAATTTACTGACGATCAATACATAAAGGCTAGGGTGTTGCAAGACCAATCCGGAGGTGGTCAGTACGTAACTAAGTTTCAAGAGGGTAAACCGCTGTTTAAAGTTACTGGAGATGTTGATGATTACTATCAGAACAGAAGAGTTGCTAACGGAGTTATAGATGCTAAGGCCGATCAATCCATAGAATTATTTAAGTTGGATAACTTTAAACTCCGACAGTACACTGAGCAGTTTAATAATTTCAATAGAAGCAAATTAAGCCCAGAGGAGTTGGTTAATTATAAACCGATTGAGTTCAATCAGATAAACAAAAGTATTACTGATTATATGTACGCAAAACACGCGATTGATTTCAATAAGCAGAACTTAAAAAAATTCGGTAAAGATGGAGCGTCCGGTATGTCCACTGAAGATGCTAAACGTATTGTTAATCAATTTGAAGGATCTAAGAAGAACGAGTTCTTTTCTGAAATATTAGAGGGTAGAAAAAAACTATCTAATATGACATTAGATGCTTTGGTAGAAGGAGGGCTTGTAAGTGAATCCGTTGCTAAAAAACTAAGAAAGACTTATCCTAATTATGTTCCATTAAGTAACGTTATTGACGGAGATCCTATGGACATTAGTAATGCTTTATTTAATAAAAGTAATTCTAAGTTTGAACCAAAATCATCTGGACTAAAGACTGCTACTGGTGGTGAAAATATTACTGATATTAATTTTAATATGCTTAACGTATATAATCAAGCTATCAAAAGAGCTGAGATTAATAAAGCTAATCAATCTTTTCTTAAATTAATTCAAAATCCAGATAACTTTGAGGCTAAGGCTAAATATTTTACGGACGTAAGGAACGCAAAGATTACGGGAAAGGGAACAGATGGTAAGCCGATTTACAGTGACAGCGAAAATATTCTTACAGTTTTTGAAAAAGGAAAAAGAAAAGAATTAGTATTTCGAGATAAAGAGTTAGCTGCCGTGTTTAAGGGTTTAAACACAGAAGATGTAAATCCAGCTTTAAAAATTATGCTATCAGCACAGTCTCTTATTGGAAGTCTTTACACTAGGTGGAATCCAGATTTCATTGCACCCAATATACTTCGCGATAGATCCGAAGCATTTGTAAATAATTTGTCAAAAATGGGTGGATTTGATGCACTTAAAACAATTTTACCAAATAAAGTAGTAGAAGATCTTAATGTAGTCAGAAGAAATATTTACTCACCTAATAAATTACAACGAGATGCTAATGGATTATTAACAAATCAAAACGATATAATGTATCAAAGATTTAGGGAAGCTGGAGGTAGTACCGGAGGACTTGGTGTATCTACTTTTAAAAGACTAGAAAAACAAATAAGTGCATTACAAGATCCTAAAATGAACCCGAATACTAGGATTAAAAAGTTGTTTGAGTTTGTTTCTAATTTAAGTGAAGTCAGTGAAGACGCTACTAGGTTTAGCACATTTAAAAACGGAGTAGATTCCGGTATGTCAGACAAAGCTGCGGCACTCGCGGCGAGGGATAGCTCTTTCGATCCCAAACTTATGGGTACTGGTGGACCTATGATTAAAGCTGCGTATTTATTTTCTAATCCAGCTATACAAGGTGGTAAAAATTTTATAAGGAGTATGAGAAAAACCAAGACTATGGGTATTGTTGTGGGTACATTGGTTTCTACTGAGATTCTACTAAATCAATATAACTCAAGTATAGATCCGGAGTGGAAAAATAAAGTTCCAGAGCACGTTAGGGATAGGGGTTTTGTTGTTGTAACTGGGAAAAAACCAAATAAAGATGGGTTAAATTATACAACTTTGCCTATAGGATATTCGTTTGTTCCATTAAAATCAGCGGTTAATTTAGGCGTTGATGCAATGAATGGAAACGCTGAAATTTCGGACGTGGATAATGTAGTAAAAAAACTTGCTGGAAAAACAATAAACGCTTACAATCCAGCGAGTGAATCATTAGTCCCCACTTTAATAGAGCCTTGGGTTGGTATTATGGTTTCCAATAAAAATGGTTTAGGCAGAAGTATCAGACCGGAAATGATGGAAAAACTTAATATTAATGAAACTGAAAAAGTTTACGATTGGACTGCTAAAACTTTCGGTGGAGAGTTATCTATGCAATTAGCTGATTCTTTATCGAGAAGCGGAATGGAAGTTAATCCAGAAAACTTGCAATATCTTTTTGAAACTTATACCGGTGGTCCCGGCAGAACGTATTCTTCTTTGTGGAACGTAGCATCCAAAATGTACAACGGGGAGTGGGGAGAAATAAAAGCAAAAGAAATGCCAGTTGTTAGAAGGTTTTTCGGGGAAACCTATGATTACGGTGAAGCCGCTTCAATACGAACTGAAGACTTGGATTTAATTAATCCAATAGACAAATCTGTAAACACTGAATTATATCGATTGAGAAGGTTGGGCAGAAATGCAGCAACAGAAGTATCAGAAATAAAAAATTTCAAAGAAAGAAGGGACGCTACAATTAGTTATTTGAGCGATATGTCCAATGACCCAACGAGTGTAGATTCTTTTGTTAAAAAATTAACAAAAATAAACGATACTACTCCAGCTTTAGCCAAAGAGTTGAAAAAACCTAAGTACACTATGGAAACTAAAATGAGATTCATAGATGCTAAGATTCAATCCCTTCCTACTATTAAAGAACAACAAGAGTTTTTAAATATGATGACTAGATATAAAGTTATTACTCGAGATAATATTAAAAGATTCTCAAGAGATAAAGAAACTGAGGCAGCGTTTGAAGTGTTTAGGCAAACTTTAGGTAAATAAAAAACCCCCACTAGTATTACTACCAGTGAGGGACAATATTTTATACTACTAACTATTACTACATACTACTAAGTAAATCTTTTAAATTCTTCTTCTGCTCTTGGAGCTCCTTGCGTCTTTCCTCTAAGGCCTCTATACGATAAGAGACTGTCCTAGACTCCTCACGGATTAGGTTTATGCGAGTTTGGATTCTTTCTATGCTTCTGTCCTTGGGTTCCATAATTTTACTTTCTTTGATTTGTTGACTGGCAAGTAGCCTATAGCTTTGCCGGACCAGTTTGGTTTATTAAATTCTGTGCTGTTAGGAAGGGGTTTGATTATCCAATCAAAAGGAAATTTATCCTTTGTCATTTTTGTTATGTTATAAACATAAGCGTTTCCACCGACCTCTGTCAAGAAAAGAAAGTCCTTACCTTTAGCTTCGGACAAGTCCATATTACTGTCGTACTTAATCATCTCTATGAACCACGGGTCATAGAACTTTGATCTGCACTTAACTTCTATTATGTACTGATTGCACTCGAAATCAAAAGGACTGTATTGGTCCTCGGGTTCAACTAATTTACCTAGCTGGGGGTAAACCCTTTCAAGGGCTCTTGCTACTGCTCTTTCTTTTTCTTTCATAAAGTGATGACATAGGCGGCGAAAGGGAAATGATAGACCCACCACCGTCTTAATAGGAGGACTACCTATGTCAAAAAAATCATACGAACAAACCCTTGTGATTATAGAACTTGAACTTGCCCTTAACATCACGTTCACCCTCTCGGTTCTTTGCGATGTTGTACTTCAATCTAATGTAAGATCCTTGTCCGTCAACTGCTTTTGAGTATTCCATATCACTTTCTTCTGGCCACATAAGAATGATAACGTCCGCATCGTTCTCAATATCCCCGGAATCCTTCAAGTCATAGATGGCTAGACCACCTTCTCGGCGAGCTCCCTCTCTGTTTACTTGACTGAGTAGTAGTACACCTACGTTTAACTCAAGGGCTAACTGTTTGATAGTGTGCGATATGTCCGCGACTGCATCGTTCTTGGACATAGTCTTGTTAGCGAATGGAATCAGTTGTAAATAATCTATAACTAGTAGCTTAACCTTGTGCCTACGAACCATTGTCCTAGCGTGGGAACAGAGCTCCCCAATGTTTTTGATGGAGTGAATACTGTACATAGGCATATCCTTGATTGCTTCACATCCTTTACGAACGGACTCCATATCGGACTCCTTCGCTACGCGGTCTTTAATACGCTTTAAATTGATTCCGGACTTGAGGGTGATGATTCTCTTAGCTACTTGCTTTTGGGGCATCTCTAGGCTAAATATACCGCATCCTACACCACCTAGGACAGAGGCTCTAGTCGCTATGTTCAAGGCAAGTTGGGACTTACCGCAAGATGTAGGTGCCGAAATGACAACGACCTCACCAGCTCCGATACCTCCGTTGCCTAGCTTCTCATCCAAGTGGGGAATAAAAGTCTTTACTACATCCTCCTTGTACTCTCCGTTCATTTGATCCTCGAACTCGGACAGCAGTTCTTCTACAGACCCGGATAGGCTCATATCAGTCTTGCCGCCGGCATCTAAATCAAGGAGCTTCTTCTCTATGCTTCCGCGGATTGAGTCCACGGATTCACTCTCGTCCTCGGCTTGTTCAATACCGACCTTGAAAGCACGTATCATATTACGTAGGCTGGACTTGTCCTTGACTAAGTTTACTAGATGGACTGCTTCTACACTAGAAGTTACCTTATCCATCAGCGTCATAACCATCTCCATTCCACCAACCTCATCAAAGGCGGAGGAGCTTTTCAACTCCTCTACCAATGAGATTTCTGATAATGGTTGGCCTCTTTGTGCAATAGAACTAATGCACTTAAAAGTTAAATTATGTTTATAGAGGTAGAAATCCTCTGGCTGTATTCTATGAGAAATGCTGTCAAAGAAATCACTTCGATCTCCTTCTAGACAACAAGCAAGTATTCGCTCTTCAGCATCTACATTCTGTGGTATCTTTGTTTCGTTCTCGATCATCATTTATTTGTTCTTTCATAGCTTTAAGGCACTGTCCTAAGTACCGCAAGCTATCTCTTCTATCATTTAGATTTAATTCTTCTCTGTCATTAACTTTGCTGTGTAAGTACACAGCAAGGTCAACGCCGTCTGTTAGTTGATCGATTAGTTTAGTAGTCATAGGTTACTAATATAGCATCCTCGTCTAATCAAATCGTTGTATATCATCCAACTCTTTTGGTAACTTATTCTTGGATATAGCTTTAAGTGTCCACATCCAACAAGCGATATTCCAAAGCACTGCTCCGAAGTGATCCTCGGACATATCTCCATCTCTGCACTGCATAAGATGTCGATAAGTTGCGTCACAATACCGCGAGGTAGGGATACCCTTTCTCCAGTTATCGGGGCCGTACTTAGTCGCTCCGTCCTCGAAGCGTTTAGCCATAGCCATAATAGCACAAGTGGGTATCATACTAGGCAATCCCTTGCCTTGCATCGAATCGCGAACTGCCCCCGTATCGAAGGCAGTTCTTGATCCCGTATCCGGTAATCCAGCCATTAAAACGGTGCTGAATCGGTGGATGCTGATGATGCTGGGGCTTTACCTTCTTGCTTCTCAGAGACTGAGATTGAGAAGTATTTCCCGGCTTTCTCGCTTGTCTTTAACCAAGCTGATAATTGATAGTCCTTACCATCAACGTTGATTGGGCCACGAAAGTCTGGTTGACGATCGTTTTGCTTTTCGTTTTTGAATAGTGCCCCTCTGTTATTATTATCGTAGTCTGTCATAATTATATTAAGTCCGCGAAGGCATCAGTTTTTTGTACTGCCTTGCTAGTTTTTGGTTTAGTTTTGGTTATTTCTTTATAAGATTTTATTTCTGCTGACTTGCCGTGGTTGTTGGTAGCGTCAGCGTCTTTAGTATCGTCAATAGCGAATAGTCCATTGAGGGCGTACTTACGAGCGTAAGAACTAGCAGACCCGGTGATCTGTGCATCGTCCATACCCTTTTTAGTCTCGGCCTCTCTGGCGAATGCTGATGTCTCTCCGATTATGCCCGCCTCTGTACCATCACAAGATAGCATTGCAGTGGCTTGAACATAAACCCGACCTCCGACCTCTACCATATCGTCAGATATAGTTAAGTCACACTCGTATTTTTTTAGTAGAGGCTTGATAGCTTCTAGAATATCTTCGGCGGATCTGTATTTGTATCCTCCGAACTTATTGGTTTGGCCCTTGGGGGCTTTGAGTTCTGTCTGTATTTTGGACAGTATATTTTTTTCTTTATTCATTGTTTTATTAGTTTCTTATATAGATTTGTTCGCTCTTTAGAATTGGTACATTCCGAGAGCTGTTGCCTATTAACTCCGAGTTTCTTAAGTATGTCAAGTTGAATCTCTTTATTAAATGAATTAAATCTTTTCCACAGTTGGCGGAATCCTTGTGGGTGTAAGGTGCCAGTGTCCTCCCTCTCGAGATACGAAGCCATATTACGGAGTATTCTAGGTAGGGTAGTAGCCTTAGCGACACGAGAAAGCCTCTTAAAGGCGTTTTCTATCCTTCCAAGTAGTGCATTACCCTCAGAGGATACGACCCCCCTCACAAGCCCGCTGGTGTGATCGTGGTCTACTACCCAGTTGTCTGTTTTGTAACCTAAAAGTGGGCATTCTTTTGGCTCATTGTCCTTCCGCCATTTGGCGAGTTTACTTTGTGGTAGGTACTTCATTAATAATGTTCGGTTAATCTATGGCAGTTAGCACATAGGAGTGTACATTTCTCTAATTCTTTTATGATTATTTCCTTTGAATAACTCTTCAGTTCCGAGATGTTTTTAAATTTACTGTTGGGGTCAATGTGGTGGCAATCAAACTGTGCGAAGCTTCCAACATATCCGCAGCGGTCGCATCTAAATACTTTGTAGTATTCCTTGATGATGTTTTTATACCTTGCGTACTTATATTTATTTGAACACTTCTTGCAGTGGCTCTTATGTTTGAGCGTTCCTTTTGGGGTGTATCCGTTCTCGTAAAAATCACTCATCGGTAATTCTTCTGAACAAGTAAGGCAGTTTCTAGTTATCGATTTCATTAACTTCAAGTATCTGTATCGTAGCTCCCTTCTTGTTTAGTGTAATTCCGTCCTTGTTGGGTTTCTTCGGTGCCAAGTACTTGATGGCTTGTGCCTCGTCCCTAGCCCACTTGAGTGCGTAACCCCGGTATTCCGGGGGCATATCAAAGTGCCTATATATAATCTCGTATTGGTTCATACAATCCTATTGATTAATGTATGAAAGGCTTTAGCTGCAGTTTGTGGGACTACTCCATTTCCGAGAAGTCGCAGTCTGTCCACCCTACTGGAAGACCCATCAGTTGCTCCACCCAGCTTGGGTTCAACTTTAACAACCCTTGGCTCTTCCCATTTGTGTTGCTCTTCATTAGGTCTTGCTGGGTATTTTGTACGCTGTTGCATAACATCTTTTGTCCCTTTGGTCCCGCCGGTTTTATTCCGTCCGATGCTTGCGGTGTCGGAAAGTTGTGCTTGCCCCGGTCTTCCATTTTCGCTCGACTGTCTTGTTCCTTCGGAGTTCCCCAGTTCTTCACATCCTTGTACGCTTTCACACAAGTTGGGTCCACTTGTTCTCTTAGATTCGCCGGATTGTTTCTCCCCTTTCGTGCAGTCATCGCTTGCTTCTGAGTTGCTTCGTAACTTCTCGGTGGAAGAGTATCCATTGTATTCGGAGTTGCCCAGTTCTTCGGATTTACTACTTCCTCTCGGAGGTTCTTGCAACCACCCTTCTTCTTTGCTTCCGCTAACTTTTCGGGACTCCTTGCTGGTAGGTTGTCCATTGTTGATGGAGTTGCCCAATTCTTCTCGTGGTGTATTACTGCATCCCTCAGTTTCGCTCCGTACTTCGTTCCGTTCTCCCTCGTTGCCGAGAATCCCTTCTCGTTCATCTCTACATTCTTCGCTACTCCCTCCTCTACGCAGCCCGCTACTGAAGCCGTTGGCCAACCCAAGGATGTAGACTCTTTTTCTCTGATGTGGGAAGCCGACTTCACCCGCTGAGAATATTCCCGCCGTTGCTCTATAACCCAACTCTTCCAATGTTCGGAGGACATATTGGAGAACCGGTTCGCCGTCTTGAGTGCAGCAACTGAGGATTCCTTCAACGTTTTCGAGGAAAACAATTCTAGGTTGGCACTCTCTGATGCCTTCGGCGATGTATGGGAATAGATGCCTTGGGTCCTCGGTAGCTTTTCTAGATCCCGCTTGAGAGAACGGCTGGCAAGGGAATCCTCCAGATATGATGTCCACTTGTCCTCGAAACTTTCTGTAAGGGAAGGTCTTAAGGTTCGTGTATATAGGTGCTTGATGAAGCTTCCCCGTTTCCATCTTGTTCGCCAAGTTCGCAATAGCGAAGGCTTCGATCTCCACATAAGCGATTTCTCTGACATTTGGCAGAACTTCTCTAAGTCCTCTTCCGATTCCTTCGTACCCAGTGCAGAGACTGAGGTGATTGATTGTATTTGTTTTGTTAGTATCCACATTGTTCATTTCTTTTTGGGTTTAAGCATTCTCTCTTGCCAATATACTTTGGCCGAAAGCTTTGCACATTCTAGGTAGTGATTAAATTCGTTATCGCTCCAAGTCTTGTGATAGTGTTCAGCGGTGTTGGTGTCAATACAAACTGATATAATTTTTGGATTGTAATTTAATTTCAATTTCTTAGCTAGCATTACACTCTCGATTGCTAACTGCTTGCAGTCCTTGCCGTAGAACTTACCCTTGCCGTCACAACTTCGGCACTTGTAGTCCGCGAGAAAAACCTTCTCGTCCTTATCTAGACCGATAAAGTCCACACTTCCAGCAATCTTGAATCTTGAGTCCGATATAATGTATTCGCAGTCAATGACTTGCACACCGCTATCGTTGACCCAATCAATGAATGGCTTCGCCCAATCATCAAAGGCCGTAGCGTCCCCCTCTCCCATCATTAGCCAGTCCTCAATCCTTTTGTGAACCGCCGTCCCAAACTCTGAGCTTGGTATCATCTCCCCGGTGAATGGGTGCGGTCTAAATCCGTACACCATATCTTTCAGTTTAGTATAGTGCAAATCGGTATGCTCCCGGGCTAACTCGACTAGCTTCCTAGGCTGGTAAACGGAATCTAGGAAATCATCTTTAACAATTCCTAGCACTGTCGTAACGGACGGATAGGCTCGCCCCATTTTGCGTGCTTGTGGAGCGGTTGTAATGTCCTCCAAGAACTGTGGCTTCTTAGCTGATGTATAGAAGTGGCTCATTTCTTTTCCTCCTTCTTTTTCTTTCTTGTCTTGCTCCAATCAATAGAATCATAGTTTGCTTCATACTTCTTTTGATCGTAGCCTTGTTTCGGTTTCATTCCTTTTCCCATAAAAAAGTCCTCCCACGAATGAGAGGACTTGTCAAGCTCTGAGTGTTAGTCAGTTTACTTTTATTCTGTTATCAGTTGATGCCATTGATTGTCGAAAACCCAATCGCCTTCTGAATATCTTTTCATTCTTCCAGATGGTGAATGTTCCCATATCTCTTCACCTTTGGTCAATTTTCTCTGGACTCCAATATGCCTTTCAACTTTTGTTAAAGCTAACTTGAAGGCTCTTGTTCTACCTAGATCACTATCATAGAATGTATTGAACAAAATCTCGAAGAAATCATATTCTCCCCAAGACTCTGGATTTTCTGCTCGCTCCGTTTCGATAGTTTCGAGTAACCAATCGATCTCATCTTGAAGCCACTTAGGTGTAACTTCACGAGCTATGTTTTCTAATTGTTTTATATTCATAATTTTTTCAAGGAACATAATCTCATTATTAAGATTATGCTATATTATACCAAACAATGAATCCGATGTAAATACATACTTATGAATACTTTATACAAAAAAATGAAACTATTAACAAAAAGATGTGAACAAGTGTTCACTACTATGGTATCCTATCCCATTTTCTTAGTTCTCCGCAGTCCTTATCTTTTATTAACCCAAGGAGTCTAAAGGTATCTACGGCCTCTCTACCTTCTCTCATTGTCTTGCGGTTCTTTTCTATTTGTTCAAAGTTGGCTTCGAACTTATCCATAAAGGTTTCTTTATCGCTCATAGTTCTTCCATATCCATTATGGGTTCTATAAGATCCCTTATGATTGTCTTAGGTTCTTCGTAATGCATTTGGCATAGGATCAAATCCCCCTTGTATGCTTCAACAATTACGACTTCATTGTATTCGTTCTTGATGTAGCTGAAACCTACTTGATTCTTAGCTATGTATTCTAATATCTTGTCAGCATTTCGCGGAGGTAATGGGTTGGGAATCCTTTCGCAGTAGTAGTCACCATTGACCAAGTCCCCAACGTGTTTATTATTCAAAGATCCGAGACTGTCCCGGACCAGTACTATTTCATCTTGTCCCATTGTATCGGCCAAGCCGTCTGGGTAGATGTAGAATTGTATTTTATTTTTTTCTTTCATAAGTTATTTAATTTCTGTTCTGTTCCATCTGTTAATAATCTCCATAGCTTGGCTTCTTAGTTCGGCTATTTCGGCGTAAGTGTTTAGACACATAGAGGGTTCTATTTCCACTCGGCAGTATTTATTGATTAACAAAAAGAATTCATAGTCAAATTCTTTGAACTGGACATCGTCCATATCGGTTGGTTTTTCTATATTTTTTTCTTTCATATTTATGTTGTGTATTAGTTACTTACGAATGTCAAGGATATTACCATTTAATTTGGTTCTTGACACGTAATTTAAGATTGAGTATAATTGAGAGTATAAAGAGAGAACGAAGTGAAAGAGTGCAACGAAATAGGCAGAATTACTTTGATAACAATGCCGATCCGCTCGTATGTAAAACACTTCAAACAAATGATACGTTGCTTCCTCGATGTTCTTCATTCTTCTTGGGTTTAAGGATAATTGTATTTAAATACTTAAATCAAACTAATCAGTAGTATACACATAAATGTCATACCGCCAATTATTAGACCTAAGGCCATCCCTTGGATGAGTTCAGTTATTGGTTTCAACTCTCTCATTTTAGGATTCTCCCTTCCGGGACTGTCTCATTTTCAAAGTCAGCTGCTTCTTGTAGTTCTTGTATTTTATCAAAATGGGCGTGTGCTTCGTCCATTGCGTTTATGTATTCTTGGGTACTTAGCCCAGCTTCAATAGCTTTCTTGATTATTTCGTGCATATAATTATTCATTTGTTTAATTAGTCCTTAGTGAATACTAAATAGGCCTCTGCTTCTTCGTCACTTGTGGCTTCCATTTCTTCGACACATAAGAAGTCGTAAACGTATCCTTTGTATTCTTCGACACGCACTTTTGCGTATGGGTCGAGTGTTTTTAGTTCTTTTATTAGTTCTTGTACTGTCATAATTTAATCGTGTATTTGGTTAATCTTTAGCGAACCCTCTGACATATCCGAATCTAATATTTCGGGATCAGCTCCAGAAATTACTATGGCATCGTTTTCGTTTTCTGCTTTTACTTCTTCATAATAAGTGACAATCTCTGTCCACTCTACTGCATAGGTTTTGTTTCTTTCTTTCATAATTTATTTTATTAGTACTGTTATTATTGTTACTGCTATTATTAAAGCAAATGATCCGACAAGAAGCAAGGCTTCTTTATAGGTCTTTTCGCCGCCAGCTACTAAGCTGCTCAATTCCAATCTTCTTTTATTTTCTCTTTCTTTATTCATTGTATTACTTCCCCGGTAAAGGTTAAAAATCCTCCCTCTATTAATGCTTTCGCGGTTTGTTCATAATGACCTTGTAATTGCCAGACTATACCGCTTTTGAGTAGCTCGGAAAAAAGAATTAAGGTTTGTATTTCATCAAGCTTTCCTTCTTCATAATCAAATAATACTTTCATATTACTTAATGACATTGCGTTTTTGAATTCCTCTTTAGGATTATATTTTAATTTATTCATATTTATTTAATTACTATAAACTTTAATTTATTTTTCTTTACTGCTTCTTTAAACATTTTCTTTTCTAAAAGTTGAGAATAGATTTTCTCAAACTTGTCTTCTTTTGTTTCTTTAGGTTTATTCATATTTATTTATTTATTGTTAGTTAAAAATTAAATGCG